TTCTGAGGGAAATACTCCTTCATACGTTTGTTAATGTTATTATAATATTCATCAGTATCAGAAACAACCCCTTGGTTGATTAACTGCTGGTGAATTGACATCGCTGCACCTGTCATGACTTCATCAGTGCCAAACCACGGATTCCTCGTCGCCCAATCAGTCGCTTTTTCGCTGACTGGCGGTGGTGTAGTCTCTGCTTCAGTTGACTCTTCAGCTTTGTTTTGCTTTGCTGCCTCTTCTTTAGCTTTTTTTGCGTTTAAAGAAACATTTACTTTTTCTTTCTCAACTGCAAGCTTAGCTATGGCTGCGTTTGCATCAGCTATCCTTTCTGAATCTTGTGCATCAATAGCTTCTTTCAACAGTTTTTTTTGTTTATCTGTTTCAGAATCTACTCTTGCATCATATTCTTTTAGATAGTTGTTGCTTGTTTCTTCTGATGTTTTTTCTAAATCAGAGAACTTTTTTTTGAGACCTTTTGCATATTTTAATGCAGCTTGTTCTCTACGTTCAGCTTCTTTTTGCTTGAACACAAGTTCGTTGATTCTTTTCTGATAATCAGAAGTTTTTTTTGTTAAGTTGTCAGTTACTGGTTTTTTTTCAGTCTTTTCAACTTTTTCCTCTACTGGTTTTTCTTCAACCTTTGTTTCTTTTTCTTCTGCAGGTTTAGAAATATCAGTATAACCTAAATCAACATTCTCTTTTGGGAGATGTGTTGGATCAGGTTCTGCTTGTTTTTGATTGACATCGATAGTTTCTTCATTGACTCCATCAGTGTCTAACTCTACCTCGTTTTGAGGTGCTTGATTTTCATCCGCCATTTTTTCCTCCTAGTAAGCGTGCAAAATATCAGCAGGGTTGTTTATTTGAGCGATGATTTCATCATCGTTAAGGATTCTAACTTCCCCACCATCTATTTTGAATCTAGAGCCGGCATATCTGCCGAAAATGACCCATTGTCTTTCTTCGCACCACTTTCCAAAAGGAAACTTTTCTTTGTCTCTATAACAAAGAGGTCCCATTTTTAAAACCAACCCACAAACTGTCGTCATTTGAATTGTGTCATGAGTTGTATCAGCCAATATCAAACCACCTTTAGTTTTTTTTGGTCCTGCATATGGCAAAACCAATAACCTATACCCAGTTGGATTAGGTAATCTATCTAAAAGTTTTTTATCGATTGATTTTTCGTCTAAGACCTTCGAGATTTCTTCTTCGTTCTTGTAAGCTTTCTCTAGACCTTCTGTCCGTTTCGGTTGCTCCGTGGACTTTGTTGTCATTGCTGCTCCTGTTTATTTAGCAAGTCCTTAATGTCTTGCTGCAAATCCTCAAGGGATTTGATTTGTCCACGATGATACATTAATTGTTTTTCATCGTCAACATTATAGATAAGGTTAGTTTTAACATTATCAAGTCTTCTATTTAGAAGTTTTTTAATTAGATCTAATGTCTCTAGATCCATTATTTTTTGCCGTTTCTAAATATTTGTGTGCCCTTTATTCCAAATATACTCGCTACGACCAAGATCCACAGGTTTGTGAACCATGACGGGAGCGACTGAAAATATTCAAAGAAAAGTTTTACCTTTTCCATAGCTTCTGGATCGTCTGACATCACTGCCCACATTAACACCACGATAGGGGCTGAAATAATAATAAGAACGAATTCGTCCTTATAGTCGTTTTGCCTCGCTTCTAAAAGTTTACCCTGGTAAGCTTCCTCACCTCGAGCTTGTCTTTCTGCGTGAAGTAGTTGAGCTTCTGACATTGCCATTTTAGCTTTTTGACGATTCTGATATATTTTAGAACCAGCTTGAGCTGCTATTTTTAATGCACTTAGCCACATGTTTCCTCCAATACTTTGTTAAGTTTACGATATTTATCATTATGATTTTGATTATCGATATACATTTTTAACACCATATCGATTTTATTTTTTCTTCGCAATGATAAAAAATTATATATTTTAAAAAATATGTTTATAGCAGCCTTACCTCTAGCTCTCCATCTATAAGTATATTTGTGATGACTTTCTCTTGGTTTAATAGTGAATACTGAACCACACTTAAAAAAACTATGAATATTTTGAACAACGTCTAAATCTGACATTTCTACTGATATTGATGGAATTTGATACTTGACGTTTTTTGTACGTCTTGTTGTTTCGTAACTTATATAACCCTCACCATCAATAATACCAGCGTAATAAGCTTCTTTATCTGATTCCGATAAATTTTTTACCACTGGTTTGGATTGCAGAGATTCCTTTGATATCGGATTTTGCCCCCACTTCTCTATGTGGACAACCACCCCCTTTGAGTCCTTGTGGGTTTGGTCCTCTTTCTGGTGGAGGTCCAAATTCTTTTCCGCCACTTAGACTTCCTCCTCTACGTTTTTTCTCTACACCTGAAATTGTCCCTTTATTTTTTGATGCATAGAATACTGCTTCAGCTTCATCACCATACTGTTCTTTCATGGCGGACATAATTTTTTTACCTTTTTTATTTAATGGCATTATCTTAATTTATTTAAATCTTGTTTTGTTAAATTTTTACCACCATGCATTCTGATTCCATATTTTAAATCATCTTTTGCATCTTTTCTTTTTCCAGCACCTCTAACACCAGATTTCATAATCTCACTTATAGATTTTCCGCCAGATTTTTTATAAGCTTTGTAAGCAGTCTTAATACCTTTGGTAAGTAGTCCACCTAATAACATACTTCTATATTGATTTTTCATTATTTTTGTAACTTCCTTTCAGCGATATCTAATCTTTTATCTGATTGCTCGTCTTGTTGTGCTAACCTATCATACTCCAAATTTAATTTATTAGCTTGTCTTTGATTTTCTTGATCTTGTTTAAATCTTACCTCATTTTCTTTTCTTTGCATATCCATAGCCCTTAAATCAACCTCTTGTTGTTTAATTCTAACTAATGGATCTTGTTTATTTGCTTGTGCTTGCATCTCACCCACTACTAAACTTTCGGTAATCTCTGCTACAGCTGTAGCAACCGCATTATCAAAAGCTATTTGAAATTGTTGAGGGTCTGTTTGTTGTAAAGATAGTAAATTTTGGTCTTGTGCAAACTGTTCCTTAACTTCTTTTTGTGCTTTAAAAGAAATATGGTCAGAAACATGCGATTGTAAGTTTGCATACACCATCGGATTAATTTGAACCATTCTAGAAGCCATAAAAGCTGTGTGTGCAGCGATGTGAGCGTCATGATCTTGAGATTCAAAGGCAGTAAGTAGTTGCATTTGCAACGCTCTTGCATTTTCTTTAGCAGGATCCATCGGTTGAGGAGGTTTTGGTGCTGGTTTCATTAAAGTATCGATTTGTTTAGTGCCTAAAGCTTCATAAACACGTCTATAAGCTTCATAAACGTTGTGTAATTGTGGATTTGATTGAGCAATTTGCAATTGTGTCTGTGCTAACGTCACTCTTTGAGCCATGGACATGATATTTGGGTCAGCAACAGGTAAAATATCGACTCTGTTGTCAAAATCTAACTGTTTAATCATACGATTTGCACCATAAACATCGTAAGGGTACTCTGGTGGTAGATATTCGCTACATAATCTTGCTAAAATTTTAAATTCAAGTCTCATTGCATAGTAACAACGCTTGTGAACACCTGTCATAACTCTAGATCCACGCTCCATCAAAGCGATTGTAGTGCCTACAGCTCTGTTTTGAGTATCATTACCAGTGCTCAAGTCAGTAATTTGTGCAAATTTAGTTCCTGCATTAACAACAAATCCTAAAAGTTGGAATAAAGTTGGACTTGGTTCTGTAAATGGCAGTTGAAAAAACTGATCTCTAATGTTTCCACCTGGTGCATCAACGTCTCTAAACTCACCTGGCTGAATTGGTTGGTCATCATCTCTAACTCTAAGTCCTCTAGACTTAAATCCTGCTGGTAAATTTTTTAAAGTTCCTGCATCTATTAATTGTCTTAATGCAATTGTTGCTGCTCTTGATAATCCACCAATCATGTGTATTAAACCAAAGCCATAAAAACCCAAACCTGGTAAAAATTTGAAATGTACAAAGTATTCTATCCTTGTGAAGTTAGGATCATCAGCACTGTAGTTTCTATAAATGGATAATATTTCACCAGAACCCTCATCAAGTGTAACGATGTAAGGTATTTTTATTCCTTTTTTAATTTTTTTATCAAAGTTTTCGTAGTCATCTAAATTTAAATCTACATGCATTTCTAAAATATTATAAATATAATCTGAATATGTATCTTTCATACCATCTAACTTATTGATGGCATCTTGAACTTCATCTTTTTTCTGTTGTGGTTTTGGTAAATCAATATCTCTATAAAATCCAGCAGCCATTTTTTTGTTAATATCATTCTCAGTCATTTTGATGACGTGAGTTATTCTTCCTGCATCTTTTAAATCAGATGCATAGTAAGGGACAACTAAATCTTCTGCTGGAATAAATTTAGAACAAGGTCTTTGTAAAAATTCATCATAATATATTTTTTTAAATGTAGAGCCTGATAGAGGAAGATAAAATAACATTTGATCCATATCAGTTGTATAGTCTTCCATTCTCTCCATAAGAAGATAGTTCATATATTCTTTGACTCTCTGTGCTTGTTGTTCGGTGGCCGGTGTTCTTAAACCCACAACTGATGTTCTTACCGGACCATCGCTAGGTAATAGTTCTTTGTAAGCTGATGCTTGGAATTGTGTTACTGATTCAGCAAGTAAAGGATGAGTGACACCGGAAGCTCCTTTAAATGGTTTTGATTGCTCTGTATAATTTGTGCCTAATAAATCTAAACCTTTAATATAAGCATCCTCCCAATCTTTTCTTGAAGTTCTATCTTTTTTGTATTCAGATAATAATTCTGATCCAAGACTTTTAAGGATTCTTTCATCCATGTCATCGGCTAAATTAGCTGAGAATTCTTCTTCTAGATTCTCGACTACCGGCTCTTGGCCCTCAATCATCACTTCAGGTGGTAAGCCTTCAGGCTGTTCCTGTGGGGTATCAACCTTTACTTCTTCTTCAATTTGTTCTTGATTTTCTTTTTCTATAGCCATAACTTAAATTAACATAGAGGTTTAAATATATCCACTACAAGCCCTCCCTCTCGTTTGTATAGTTTTTGAGTATAAGCCATCCCAGGTTTAACCTCAACAGCAAAAGCATCAAAATACAAATTAGGGTTATCAGGCGTTATTGATCTTAATCCTTTATCTATCTGTGAACCGTGAGCTTCATTGTGAAAAACACTCTTTACCTCTTTCCCGACTAACGGGTGTCCTCTAGGATATTTAAACGTTTCTGTCTTAATTTCTTTATATATTTTTTTAGGATCTGATAAGGATATTTTTATGGGTCCAGCATTTGAATCTTGGAATTTAGCTGTTTTTTTCATAAGATCTGCCATTACTGATTTACCTTTTTTGTTTATACCCTTACCACTAGCATAACCATAAAATCTTTCATTACCAGCTTTGTAACCTTGTCTAAAATGTAATTTATCAAATGGCATGACAGCAACAAAATCTACTTTCTCTTTAGCCGCTTTATTTAATAAATACTTTAATGCATAGTCTCCATATGCATCTGAGTCTAATAAAGGATAATAATCTTTTCCTCTTGCTTTTGCTCCACCAAGTTTTGCAATTTGTTTATTTACAGTTTGTAATGCAGCTACATCAGCAGTAGTAAAATTATCTACGTTTTGTAATAATTTATTTCTTTGCTCTACAAGTAATCTTGTTTCAATTTCTTTTTGAAAAGGATTATATCTAACATTAGGGCCAAATGCTTCTTTAGCTGTTAAAGACTTTGCAATACTTTGATTTGCATCTGATTGAATTTCATGTATTACAAAAGCTTTCTTACCGTTTGGCGTTGATCTAACATCATATCTAACGTGAAATAAGTTATTTTTAAGTTCAGAGAAGTGTCCCATATTTTTCATCGGACTTGTATTTGTTGCGATGGGTTCATCCAAAACAAAAACAGTTTCTTTGTAATTTTGACCGCCTTGGAATGTATAGCTTTCCTCAGCACGATATTTTGTAGGTTTGATACTGGATCTCGCACCAGTAGCTTTAGCATAAACCTCATCTATAGAACCTTTCATAGCATTCAATTGTCTACGTGCTTCTGTTCCTACATTCGCTTGCAGTATGCCTCTAAGTTCTCCAGAAAAAGCTCTATAACCTTCTTTAACATCATTTAACATTCCTTTTTCTATACCTCTTTCAATAGTTTTAACATGCATATTTAACGTATCAAATCTTTCTGCCATGTCAGGGAATTGTCTTTTTACTGTGTTTGCTATTCCTTGTGCTTGTACTAAAGGAGGTCTGTACGCAAAATTCGCCATCGCATCATCTGAGTAAGTTACAGCTTTCAATCTATTTGCTGGGTTACCTCTTAAAAAATTACCAACATCTTGTGCAGATAATTTCAAATTATATTTTTTTGCAGCAGCCAATAGACCTCCTGCTAATTCACCAGCCTCATCGAAGATAGCAACATTTGAATCAAACAATTCTTCTTTGTTTATGTTTGCAGTTTTACCTGCGTACTTACCTCTATCATAAGTAAAAGATTTTGGACCTCTCTCAATTTTACTTGAGGGTTGTCCAAATACTTTAAATTTTATTTTTCGTGATGTTGTTAAATGATCTATCCATTCATCGGCAGAATATTTACCGGGTCCTCTTCGCATTACCCAATCATAAGTTGATGATCCAAATAAAGGCTGTACTCTTTCTCCCATTTGTAAATCACCAGTTTGTAATCTAGGATTTACTGGCACCAAATCTTTCTTAACAATTTCAGTTGCAGTAAGTTTTCTTGTTTCTGGTGTGTATGTTATTAGCTTTTGTTGCTGACCGGTGGCCTGTGCAGGCTTAGCCTTTTTTGTGATTAGTTTACCTAAGCCCTGTAAAATTCCTTTGAGGGACATTTACCCTCCTATGTGAACATCTTAGTAGGTCTTTTTCTTCCTAACTTACAACCTTTAGCCATAACGGATTTACCTTTTTTATAACCAGGCATCATACCGCCCATAGACATTTGTGGGCCTGCTAATCTTGGAGATACCTGTCCTATAGGTCTTCTCATTCTTCCTGGTGTAAATCCTACTCCACCTAATCCTTTTGGTTTGTTTTGTAATCTAGGTGTCGGTATTACTGGAGATCTTTTTTTTCTTTTTTTTCGTTCTCTTCCCTCAGCTTCTCTCACAGCTCTTCCCATTTTAGCCATCATAGGTCGTTGCATCATGCCACCGCCCATTTTACCTTGAGCTTTTAATCTTTGTGTAGCTTCTGTTAATCCGCCACCCATTTTTTTCTTAGGTTTCATTTTCATGATTAACATAACAGCTTTGCCTTTTTTAGCCATCATAGGTTTCTTCATCATTCCGCCACCCATTTTTTTATTGGCCTTAGCCTTTTTCTCATTGTCTCTCATTTTTTTCTTTAAATATTCTTTTGCTCCTAATCCTACTGCTGCAACACCTAAAGCGATCTTACCTATTTTAGTAGCTCTAGCTGCCCTCGCTGCTCTTTCAGCTAATCTTTTTTTCATTCCTTTATCCATTGGGTTCACAGCTTTTGTGGGATCACTCTTCATCATTTTACCTTTATCGGCTTTCATAATTTTACCACCTTTATTTCTTCCTAAAATTTCTTTCATTTTTTTAGCTTTAATAGCACTCATACCAATACCTAAACCCATAGCTTTTGGTGTTCCTGATTTTTTTGAAACTTTATCAGCTGCTTTTTTAACTGCCATTACACCAAGCATAGCTTTCATAACTTTGCCTGGTTTCATTTTCTCGTCTTGTAAACCTTTGCCTCTGCCTTTAGCTTTTTCAGCTCTTAGAACGGCGAAATCTTTGCCATCAATTTTATTTCTTGGTGGGGCTTTAGATGCAATCTTTTTTTGTTTTGGTGTCATTGTCTCAATCCTTTAACCGTAATATTTATGTTCCTTTTCTATTTTAAAATTTGGTGCATCTAATTCGTCCGTATAGGTACTAATAAATCCACCTTGCCTGAATCTTATCACAGCTTGGGTCATAGAATCAACATAGTCATCGTATTGTCCGTTAGGAAAAGCTGCACATTCTTCAATTACTTCTTGAGCAAATTTTTCGTGTAAAGGGGCATAAACCATGGCTGATTCAAACACTGGAGCCACGGAGTTTATTCTAGTATGTTTATCTCTACCTTTAGCAGGAACATAATCTACTACAGGAATACCAGCTCTTCTTAACTCATGTATTAAAGGTTGACCAGATGCTTTAGCTTCAATAATAACGGTTTCAGGTTGCCAGTATTGATATTGTTCTAATGCTAAATTTTTCAAATCAGGAAAATCATATCTGCCTTTCATAGCATCTAATAAAATAATACAATCTTCATAACCCTCTGCTGGTTGAAATATTCCCCATGTGG